CCGGCGGCCGGGATCGGCGGCCGGGCGGCGCGGATCGCCGCGACGAAGAAGACCAGCAAGCGCAAGCGGCTGCAAGCGAAGCTGCACCCGCCGACGCCCACCGAAGCGACGGCGGCCCGCAAAGCTGAGAAGGTGAAGGCGGCAGCCCGCAAGGTATTTGAAGCGTTCCTGGCGACGCCGGAAGCGTCGGCGATGGCCCGCGAACCGACCCGGCTGGGGTGCGGGCTGGTGTACGCCGTCCGGCAGGCGTTGCGGGAGTTGACCCGGCCCGACGGGTGAAGCCCTTTCCCCGGGCCGGCTGGTCACTGGCCCGGGGGTAACAACCCGACCGAAAGAAGGTGCAGACATGGCGAAGCCGAAGCAGCAGCAGCAGACGAAGAAGCCGGCCCCCGGCAAGGCGAAGCCGGCCCCGGCGAAGAAGCCCCCGGCGAAGGCGTGGAAGCCCCAGAAGCAGAAGGTGCCCGACCTGCCGCTGAACACGCTGCCGCACGAATCGCACGCGGCGATCAGTCGGCGGGCGTTCGCGGCGGCCGGCGGCGGGACGAACGAGAACATCGACACGGGATCGCTTCAGCGGATCGGCGACAGCCTGGAAGGGATCGCCGGGATCGTGGCTTTCTTCGCGCAGGGGTTCGGGCTGCCGACCGTCCCGGAAAAGCTGCCGGCCGTCCTGGGGGCGATGCTGGCCGAAGTCCAGGCGGCGAAGGTCGCCGAGCTACGCCGGATCATGGTCGTCGTGCCCGTCACGACCGCGGTGACGGAAACCGTCCGCGAGTGGGCGGCCGTCAAGTCGCGGGCGAACGGGCTGCCGATGCCGGCCCCGCAGGTCGTGGCCGACGCCGTCGGGCTGCTGATCGAATCGCGACTGTGGACGATTCCGCCGGCGTCCGAAATGGACGTGACGAAGGAAACCACGGACCTGCGCGGGTGGGCGGTGTGGCTGGACTGCGCGAAGGTCAACTGGTCGGAGTACGCCGGCAAGGACACCCAATACACGGACCTGCGGGCGTGGCTGCAAGGCGTCGGGGCGGTTCCCCCCGACGACGTGCAGGAGTTGTTCCCGGCGGCCCCGGAGTCGGCGGCGGTCGAAGCGCCGGCCGACCCGGAAATTCCGCCGGCCGTCGAACCGGAACCCGGAGTGAACGCCGATGAGTTACGGCCCGAAGCCGACCCCCAGCCCGCACCCGTTCGGGACGCTGGGGAGCTTTCTTGACGGGGCGAAGGTCGAAGACGTGCCGAACCTGGGGGCGGTCGCGGTCGGCGAAATCGACCGGGTCGAAGTCGCCGACTGGTCGCCGCAGGCGGCCGACGACCCGACCCGGAAGCCGACCGAACTGCACCTGCGAATCTTCCTGAAGTCCAGCCCGACGACCCCGCTGGTTCTGCGGATGAAAGACGCCCGGCCCGCCGCGCAGCTAATCGAAGGGCTGGCGCGGGTGTTCAAGAAAATCTGGGGGCTGCGGAACTTCTGACGCACCCCGCACGGGCCGGTCGATCGACCGGCCCGGTTCGTCCACCCAACGCGAGGCGATCCGATGAAGGGCAAAGTGACGGTCGAGTCCGACATGCCCGGGTACTTCCGGGAGCAATTCGAGGCGGGTTACGCGCCGGGCGACGAACCGCCCGGCATGGAAGAACGCTGCTACCGGCAGTGGAAGGAAGAAGGCGGCCGGGTGCTGCGCGGGCCGGCGGCGGTCGCGCGGGCGGCGGCCCTCGCCGACGAAGTCGTTGTGCAGGTCGATCCGGTGACGGGGGAAGCCCGGTTTCTGCTGCCGTTCGACCCGGAGAATCAGGCGCCCGGGTCGCCGCGGGAACCCGTGGCCCTGCAACCCGGCGAGGGAATCCGGCTGCGGACGGCCGACGGGAAGGCGGTGTACGTCCGGGTCGCCCCGTTCGCGAAGCCGGTGTTCGTCGCGTCCGTGGCCGAAGTGCTGGAAGCCGTGGTGCGGGAACTGGCGTTCCAGCGGGTCGTCTACCCGCAGACGGTCGCCCGGTCGGTTTCCTCGCACGTCCTGGTTACGCAGGAAGAGTTACGCGAGGCGACCGAAAAGGCGGTGAAGGGGGCGGGGCAGCGGCCCGACGCCCTGCGGGAAATGCTTCAGGTCGCCGCGTGTGCCGTGGCGTGCCTGATGGAAAACGGGGTCGTCGAACGGCTGAATGGGCACTACGGGGCGGAACTGGCGAGTCGCGGCGTCTGCGAGACGGTCGCGGCCGGCGACGAACTGATGCGGGCGAAAATCCGGGAACTGGCCCCCGAACTGGCCCCGCCGACGATCCCGCCGCCCGGGGCTTGACGCCGGCCCCCGGGTGATGTATAACACCTATACCGCCGCAACGGGTGCGGCGGGGTAGACCACACGGGCGGCAGACATGGCGAACGAATGTCAGATAATTTCCCGTGCAACGGGTTGCGTGCCGGACCCGTCCCGGCCGGTCGCCGACCGGCTGGCGGAAGTCCTGCCGGCCGTCGGGGTTGCGGTCCGTGTCCGGATGGAAGCGATGGGGCAGTTCCGCGAGGGGCGGTGTCTGACGGCGGCGGTCGTCGGGGTCGTCGAGCTACGGGCGGCCGGGTTCGACGCGGTGCTACAGGCCGGGTCGTGTTACTGGCGGCGTATCCCGGAAGCCGTCGCCCGGGATCGCGGGGCGGCGGAAGACGGGCGGGTGAGGTGGCACCGGCCGGGGAGTGTGGGCCACGCGGACGCGGAGGGGCTGGGGCGGGCGTGGGACGCGGCGGGGACACCGGGGGGCACAACATGCGACGCCTGAGCGACGACGCCCGCGCCATCCTCGCCGAGTGCGAGGCCGACGCCCGCGCCCTGTGCGACGACCTGAACTGCGACCTGTGCTGGGGCGAGGCGTTCGCGGCCGAGGTGCCGCCGGCGGTCGTGGAGGCGATGTACGCGGAGATGCCGACGTTTGCCGAGGTCGCGGAGGCATGTCGGCTGGCGGGGGTGGCCGAGGTCCCTTTCTGAGGAGCAGACGATGACGAGGCGCGACGCGATGGTGTCGATGGCGGGGTGGGTGACGGCGGGGTTCCTGCCCCCGGCCCCGCGGCGGATCGACCTGCGGCCGTTCTGCGACGTGGCCCCGCGGTCGCGGTACGACCTGACCGCCCCGTTCCAGTTGGGCGGGCACGTCTACGCCTCGGACGCCGGCATTTGCGTGCGACTGGACGGCGGCACCCACCCGGCCCCGACGCGGGACGGGCCGGCGCCGGCCGCGGACCGACTACCGTGGGCGGCCGGGTCGGGGTGGAAGTCGCTCCGGGCGGCCGAGCCGATCCCGGCCGCCGAGTCCGACTGCCCGGCGTGCCGGGGGTACGGCAGCCCGGCCGGGCCGGGGGCGGACTGCGGCCGGTGTGAGGGGTTCGGCCGGGTGCGGGATAAACCCGGCCGACTGGACACGATGCCGGCCGACTGCCCGGCGTGCGGCGGGCACGGGTTCGTCCCCCGCCTGCCGCTCTGTTCGGCGTGCGGGGGCAAGGCGGTCGGGGTGTTCCCGGCCGTCGTGCGGGTCGGCGGGGCGTACTTCGACGCCCGGCGGTACGGGCTGGCGGTGGGCCTCGGGGCGGACGGGGTGGTCGTCCCGTGGGTCGCCGGGGGCGCCCTGCTGACGTTCCGGTTCGACGGCGGGGCGGGGCTGCTGCTGGCGCTCAACCAGGAGTCGGCGGAGCGGCGGGTGCGGGAGGCGGGGGCGGTCTGCTGAGTGATTCGACGGACACACCACCGGCCGCCTCGCCCACGGCCCCGAGGAGCAACATCATGGCGGGGGTACGGCGGTCCGCGGGGACGGCGGTCGCGTTCGACCGCCTGCCGATCCTCGCCGACGCCCTGGAAGACGCCGGGGTAACGCCGACGCACACCGGCCCGCTGCGGAACCCGTTTTACGTCGGGGCGGCGACCTACGGGGAATGGACCGTTGACCGGCTGCGGGGCACGGCGACCCGCCCCCGCCGGTTTCCCGAGTGGGTCGCCGAACAGCCGCGGACCTAACGACCCTCAGATTCGCGAGAGAGAGAAACGACTATGGCAGGCATGTTCAACACGCAGGACGGCACGAAGGAAGGCAAGTATCTGGTACTCCGCAGGGACGGCACGAAGCCGACCTGGACGCACTTCGTCCTGGGGGCACGCGACCCCATCGCGGCCGACGCCATGCGGGATTACGCCGACCACGCCGACGATGCGTGCATGGACCCGCAGTACGTCGCCGACTGCCGGCGGCACGCCGAACGGATGCAGCTTGAACGCGAGGCGACCGGCAAGGGCGACCCGGACGCCCCGCGGCACCGGATCGACTCGCCGCTGACGGTCGCCCTGATGCGGGGCGACCTAAGCCTTCCCGACCTGGAAGCGGCGTTGGGCGGCGTCGTGCAAGCCCACCTGTCCGGGCTGACGGGGAAGGTCGCGGCGGCGACGGCGAAGCTGGTCGAAGTGTGGCAGGGGGCGAGGATCGGACCGGCCCCGATTCCCCCAGACGTGGCACGGGCAATCGCGTTGTTCGTGAAGTCGGCCCGCGAGACGGTCGCCATGTGCCGGGACCAAGCCAACGGCAACCGGCGAAGGGCGTCGCCGATCGTCGATCGCCTGGAAGCCGACGCCGACCGGATGGCCGCGATCGGGGTGGCACGGGCAATCGCGTTGTTCGTGAAGTCGGCCCGCGAGACGGTCGCCATGTGCCGGGACCAAGCCAACGGCAACCGGCGAAGGGCGTCGCCGATCGTCGATCGCCTGGAAGCCGACGCCGACCGGATGGCCGCGATCGGGGTGGCACGGGCAATCGCGTTGTTCGTGAAGTCAGCCCGGGAAGCGGTCGCCATGTGCCGCGACACGGCTTCCGGCAACGGCCGCAGCGTGTCGCCGATCGTCGATCACCTGGAAGCCGACGCCGACCGGCTGGCGGCGATCGGGACGGGCGGACCGTGGGCACCGCCGGACGGCTTGCCGACCGCGGAAGATTTTCATGGTTTCGTCGATGGTATGGCGAATGCCGACAAGCGTAACGCCCTCGCGGAATTGCTTGGGGCTGCCGCGCGGATCGTCGCCGACGACGACCGGCGGGCGGGCGTAGTGCCGCCGTCCGGCAGCGTCGATCGTCTGCGGCGGGCGGTCGATGCCGTGTCGGAGCGGTTCGGGATGACCGTCGCGCCGGTCGCCGATGACGGGCCGCTGGTCGCCGGCGGGAAGACGCCGGCCGACGCGAAGAGGCGGGCCGGGTTCGTCGAGTGGATGCGGACCGCCTCGCAAGCGGACCTGGAACGGGTGATCGGCTATACCGCTCTGGACGTGGGCGGCGCGATGCTGGAAGCGGAAGGGGTGAAGTTCGTCGAGCGATTCCCACCCGGGCCGGTGCCGACCGGATACCGCGAGGTCGAAGTCATCGCCCCCGCCGGAACGTCTTTCGGAATCGTCACGCAGTCGAACGGCGTGCTGACGCTGGCGACGAAGTTACCCGGTGCTGCCGAGTGGTCGCACGGTGTCAAGCCCGTCACGGGAGAGAACACGATTGGGGAAGGCGGGTTCACCCGCTACGTCGTGACGTATGACGGCGACCTGCCCCCGGGCGAACTGCGGGCCGCTGACCTGGAAGACGGCATCCGGCACGCGCTGGGCATGATGACGGCGATTCAGGCGGCGCACCCGGAAGTACCGGAAGAGGGGTGGGCGGAACTGCGGGCGGTGTCGGATCACTTAAAAGGCACGATCGCCGGGGCCGGTGTGCCCGACGGCGACTGAGTATCCATGCGAGGGAAAGCCATTCCCATGCGTCAGTAGACGCGCCAAATGGCCGGTGTGGGGTGACACCCGATAGCTTGTTGGCCCTGACTGCCGGGAACAGTTCGGCGGGCGGAAGCCGGGGCGGTGCCCATCACACCGCCCCGGCGGAAGTTCCAACTGACGCGAGGGGAACGCATGACGCGCGGGCAATTCATCCTACTGTGCGGGCTGGCGGTCGCGGCCCTGTACGTCGCGGAAGCGGCGTGGCCCTGGATCGAGGCCGACGCCGGCCGCCGTGGGCGACTGCGGAACGGGGTCGGCGGTGCGGCGGCCGTGCTGATCGGTGTGGGGCTGATACTCCGGGGGCGGGAGCGATGAAGCTAAAGCTGAAGGCTGACCCGCCGGGCCGCTGGTTCGTGGTCCGGGCCGGGGTGATACTAATGGTCGTTGGGCTGCTGGCGTTCTGCTATCGGTCCGGGCAAGGGGAGGGGCGGAAGGCACTGGCCGCGCTGACGCCCGTCGTCGCCGGGATGGTGACGGTCGTCGTCGCGGCGTTCCATCGTGGGAAGGGGAAGCGATGATCGCGGCGAACGTGAAGAATGGGAAGGTGACGGCCCCGTTCACGGCCGAACAGGTACTGTGCCTGAACGCCTTCCAGGGGAAAGGCGACTGGCACCCGTTCACCTGCGGGAGCGGGCGGCGGACGGACGCCGACCACAAAGACGGCGAAGGGAAGCTGGTCGCGCACCTGGACGGGTGGCGGTGCCCGTACTGCAAATACCGGCAGACGTGGGCGCACGAAACGATGTTGATCCTGGGGGCGAAGCTGGTCGTCGCCGAAGCCGAGAAGGAAATGCAAATCCTCGCGATGGTCGAGGACACCGAAGGCGACGGCGGGGCTGGCGTGTCGTTCCGGCTGCCGCCCGTCCAGAGTGAGGCCGGCGAGCTACTGACGGCCGGCGGGTTCGTGTTCGTTTTCCGGCCCGGGTTCGGTCGCGGGGAACCGGATAAGGTGCAGGAATCCGACTGGCACGACGCGGCGGCCCTGACGCGGCTGGTCGGCGAGGCGGTCGCGTCCGGCCGGTGGGCACACCTGATTCGCGGGGAATTCGAGGAAGTCGCCAAGCTGCGAGAGGCGGCCGAATGATGACCGGGACCGTGTACGTCGTCAAGGTCGGCGACAGGTACGCCAAGTTTGAAGGGTACTCGACGATCCGCGAGGTCGATAACGTCTGCCACGCGACCCACTACCAGAAGCCGGACACGGCGAGGAAGAAGATATGCCGGCAACTGTTCTGGAACCGGGCAGGGGCGAAGCGGACGGGCAGCGACGTGGTAGCAATGGGAACGCTGTCGGTCGTCGAGGTCAAACTAAAGGCGACGGTCGGCCGGACCGTTATGCGGTGAACAACCCGGGGCGGTTCGTGTCCGGCGACCTGCCGTGTCGGGTGTGCGGGAAGCCGTACCTGAGTCACCCACTGGACCCGGCGGCCGACCGTTGGGCGTGCGTCCGGGTGGACTGCGAGGGGCGGCGGTTCACGACGGGGGCTTTCTGATGGGCGACCGCGGGTACAACGCCGGCGGGTGGGCGTACATGCGGCGGGTGTGGTGTCCTAAGTGCGGATTCTCGTTCCTGACCGGCAACCACGACGCGGCAGCCTACAACACGGACACGGCCCGGCCGATGCGGGAATGTCGCCGGGCGTCGAAGTGTGCCGAGCGGGTCGCGCGGAAGAAGGCGAAGGGGAAGTGATGGACGAAGCAATCAGGAACGCTTACGCGAAGGCCGCCGACCGTGCGGCCGGCAACGTCGGGCACGCGCGGGCGTCGCGGTCGATCGTCGAGGGGGCCGACGACCTGGACGACGCAATCCGTTGCGTGATAGAGTCGGCGACGCAAGCGCCGCACGACTTCGGGGGCGAACAGCGGGAGTGGCATTGCCCGCGGCTGTCCCGGGCGATGGCGCTGCTAATGAAGCTGTTCCCCATGCACGCGGCGCGGGCGGTGCTGGAATCGCGTGATCCCTACGGCAATCCGCTGGTGAACCCGGAATGACCGATCATCTTCTCGCGATCGCGCTGTCGGCCGCCGTCCCGCTGCGGATTGCCGAGTATAAGGCCCGGGGCGGCCCTGGCGACGACGACTTCGCCCGGGTCCGGGCGTCGGCTAACACGATCGCGGAACGGGCTGATAACCTGCTGTACCGCGGGAAGAAGCCGGGCGAGGCGGCGCAACTGTTCAACACGCTTGCCGACGCCCTCGCGGTGCTGGCGTTCTGTCCGGGCGGGGTGCGGTTCGCGGGTGCGAGGTACGAAGCATGAAACTATTCGAGGCCCGCGACCTAGTGCCGGCCCTGTTGTGGGCGGCGGCCGGCGGTCAAGCCCTGCACCTGCACCGGCACGGGATCGGCCGGCGGTCGCCGGCCCCGTTCGCGCGGGCGGTCGCGGCCGGCGAGCATATCGCCCACCTGTTCGACTGGAACGCGGTCCGCCTTGAGAAGACGGCCCGCGCGTGTTACGTCCGGCGGGTGTACATGCAGGACGTCGGGAAGCCGTCCCAGCACGTCGATTTGTGCGGGCAGGCGTTGCAGCGGGCGCGGCGGTTCTGCACGGCCGGCGAAGACTGGTGCGGCCCGCTGGCCGTTCACTGGCTGGCCGCCGAGCGGAAGCGCCCGACGCACGCGACCATGCACCCGGTCCTGAAGAAACTGGCCGCCTGGGACGGGGCCGTTCCGCGGACGGTCAGTATGTTCGTCGCGGCGGCCCGGGTGGACGACACCGCGCACGCCCTGCCGCCCGTCCTGATGGCCGTCCTGGGCGGGCCGGTCCCGGTCGGGCCGCGGGCCGGCGTGATCCGGGACGCACACGGGACGCCGACGACGGTCGTCTACCGGAACCGCGACGAGGCGACGGCGGCGGTCGGCGTGGCCCTGACGTGGCTGGGGCCGGCGGACCTGCGCCAGACGGCCGGCGGGTACGACGACCGCGGGGCGGCGGCCGGGCTGAAGTACACGGTCGAAGAATACACGGATCGGGTCCGCCGGGCGTTCCTTGTCGCGGAAGACAGGTCGATCGCCTGGGTCGCCCGATACGTCGCGGATCAGGGGTCGGGGGCTGCCGGCGGGGTGCCGGAAGCTGTCGCCCCGTAGCGTGGGGGTGGACAGTGGACGACGCGAGGGAGGCGGAACCGGCGGTGCAACAGGTTGCGCCGCCGGTTCCGGTGCCGCAGGTCGAAACGGACCGGGCGGTAGGGGCGCGGATTATCGCCCTGCGGGTGCTGTGCGAAGTCGAACATTGGGGGGTGGAGCGGCCCCCGACCGTGGCGGACGTGCCGTTCCTGATGCACGCCCTGCACAACCGGCAACGCCGGTTGCTGGGGTCGGCGTGGGGGCTGGACGGGGGCGACCCGCTAACGGGGAAGGAACTGGCCCGGACGATCAGCGACAAGACGACCGAACGGGAAGCCGTGGCGATGGTCAACGCGGCCGTCGATCGCCTGCGACTGCTGCACCGGGCGAACACGGGGCAGGCGCCCGTGCCGATCCCGGCGGCGGCCGGCGTCGTCGAGGAAACGGCCCCGAAGCCGAAGAAGAGGGGCGAGGCGTGCGGTTCGACCGGGATCGCCAGATTCGAGGCGGACACCCCATGAAGAAGAAGGCGCGGAAGATGGGCGGGCCGTGGCTGCCGCCGGGCGGCCCGAACAAGGGCGGCGAGCGCGGCCGGGCCGCCCCGGTGACGCCGGCCGACCTGTCGGCGAGTCAGCTTACCATTCTGGCCGAACTGCTGATGCGGAACGGCGGGTCGGCTGTGGAAAAGTGTGTCGTGCTGTTCGCGATCGACGGCGCCTGTCCCGACCTACTCGCGCGCCGGCTGCGGGCGGTCGGCGGCGTGTTCGCCTGCCCGGTGTGCGGGAAGTGGCGGCGGGTCGATCACGAAACCGACGGGCAGTGTTCGTTCTGCTGGCTGGAAGCGGCGATCGGCGATTGCCCGGTGCTGATCGGGCTGGATCAGCAAGGGCACGTCCCGCGCGTCGAGGCGATGCTACAGGCGGGCCGCACCTGGGAAGAAGTCGGGCTGGCGATCGGCTGGGACGCGACGACCGCCCGGGATCATTACGACCGCCGGCCGGACGCCCTGTACCACTGCCCGGCGTGCCGGACCTGGAAGCGGAAGCCGTCCCGGGTGGCGGAAGGAACATGGTGTCAGGCGTGCGTGAACGGTGTCGTGAATGACGCCCTCGCCGTGCGGGTGTAGCCGTGGCCCTAAAGTGTTACAAATGCGGCCGGTCGCCGAACGAAAAGGCTGTGTTCGTGTTGCCGCGGATTCGCTGGGGCGCCGCCGTTCGTCAGGGACACGGCACGGGCTTTTCCCGTATGTCGGTGTTCTTCTGCGAGGCGTGCCGGCGACGGCACCGCGGAAGCTGGAAGTACGCGAGGAAACCGCGATGATGCAGCGTCTTCGGAATGCGTGGCACAACATCGTAATTCACCCGCTGGCCGGCGCGTGCTGGCTGTTCGGGCTGGAAGCCCTGGGCGACTGGATTCACGGCGATTACGAGCCGGTCGAACTGGTCGGCGGACCGCCGGAAGGCCGGTAGACCTTGACTTGTCGTGTATCGAGTGTATACATTCAACGGCCCGGCATTCCGCCGGGCCGGTTCCTTTCCTGTGGTGCAGCATGTCGAACACGCCCGAAGCCGACAAGATGAAGTCCGACCGCCCGAAGAACGCGGCTGACTACCTGAAGACGGGGGTCGAAACCCTGGAACTGCGCGGGGTGCAGTACGACAAGGCCGGGGGCGAGCGGTCGGCCGCGACCGCCGCCGCGATGTACACGGCGTTGACCGGGAAGCCGATGAGCGCGTGCGAGGGGTGGTTATTCCTCGCGTGCGTGAAGATGGCCCGGCTGGTGTCAGCCCCGGGGCCGCACGACGATTCAGCCCTGGACATGGCCGTTTACGCGGCGCTCGCCGGGGAAGCGAAGTGGACGCACCCGGACACCGCGCAGAAGCTGAAGAAGGTGTGTGCCGACCTGCGGGACGCCGGCGACCGCATCCAGGCGACGGGTGAGGCGGTCGCGGATGCGGTCGAAGACATGGCGCGGGCCGATCCCGATATTCGGTCGCTGATACCGTCTGTCGGGGCGATGCTGAAGGCGATCGACACCGCCGCCCGGTTGGTGGACGCCCTGCCTGACGAGTACCGCGCGACGGTAGTCACGGCGCCCGGGTGGGCGACCGCCGTCAAACCCGTCGTCGATTACGTCCGCCGCTACAGGCGTGAAGGTCGCGTCGTCGATAACGCGGCTGCCGGCGAGAGCGGCGGGAAGACGGGCGGCACGCGGCAGTTCGTCAGTTCCGATTCCGCGATCCCGCCGCCGCCGATGACCGTCGGGGCGTTCGCCATTCCGCGGCCCGGCCGTCAAGAGTTCGTGTACTACGAGCGCGACGGGCGATGGATGGTGTGCTACACCGAAGCGGGGAAGCCGAACTACCTGATCGAACGCGAGTGCGACAAGGATCAGAGTAACGGCCCGTTCCCCGACGTGGTGATCCGGCCGGAACAGTGCTGGGTGAAGAACATCGCCGGCCGCTGGCACCTGCGGGACATGGTGCCCGTTTTGCAGCCCGGGTGTTCGACGGCCGGCGAGACGAAGGCCGGTCCGCGGAAGTCGCCCGGCGAGGACAGCGGCACGGCCGAAGCCGTTCGCCCGCCCCAGCCGAAGCCGTTCAAGGTCTGCACGCAACTGCCGATGACCGTTTCCGTCCGCGTCGTCCGGGCGAGATGGTGCCGACGGTTCTAAATCCACGGACACCGGCGAGGGCGAGGAAGCCGACCCCGCACGGGCCGCATCGCACGCGGCCGAACTGTGGGCGGCGCAGGCGTTCGACAGCCCGGACCGCCGCGAGGCCGGGAAAGCGTTCCTGCGGGTCGCGCTGGAGCTTGACCCGCGGATGACGGAATTCGATATGTTCATGCAGCGGTGCGCGTCGATGGAAGCAGTTTTCCGGGCGGCGGGGATTAACACCGGCGGAAGCCGCTAGACCGCCGCGGGGGGGTTCGGATAAGATGCCCCCACACGCAGCTATTCGAGTGCTACGCCCCGGTCCGGTCCCTGTGCGGGTCCGGGGCGGTCCGCCGGTGTGCAACGGGTTGCACGGCCGGCGTGCCACGCAGGGAGGAGAGACGCCCATGATGAAGGCGATCGGGAAGAAGCTGGCGCTGGCGGCGGTCGCGTTCGTGCTGTCCGCGTTCGTCGGGCTGCTGGGTGCCGCGCTGTCCGTCCAGCCTGTCAAGGCGGACAAGGCGCCGCCCCCGTCCACGCTGAACGTGCGGGAACTGAACGTCGTGGACGCCGACGGGAAGGCGGTCATCACCCTGACCAGCGTGAAGGGTGCGCGCGGGGTATGGGTGAACGGGTTCAAGAAAGGGACGCAGGCCGGTATCGTCGCGTGCGACGGGTACGACACGCCGTATCTGATGGTGTTCGACTACCGCCCCGACCCGGCCGGGAAGTACCCGATCGGGTGCCAGTACGCGGTTTCCGTGAACGACGGCGAACCGTTCGTGCAACTCACCGGGAAGGCGGACGCCCTCGCCGCGTTCAACCCGTTGCGGGACGCCGTGCCGCTGGTGAAGAAAGACGACAAGCCGGCCGCGAAGGTCGGTCCGGCGAAGCCGATCCTTTTCGACTTCCCGAAGCGGGGGCGGTTCGCCGGTGACTGACGCCGCTTCGACACCGCCCGGGGGACAACCCCGGGCGGTCGTCGTTTTCATCCTCGCGGCACTGACGGCGATCGGTGCCGCGATGCGTCTGATCCAGTGGTGATCCACCCATACCCGCAGGTGCAAGGTGCAACGACTCACAGCTAAAGTCGTCCGCGTCGATAACATCGGCAGCCCGTCGGTGTTGCTGGTGACGGCCGACTGTCGGCAAGTCATCATGGGTTCGCCCCGGACGTTCACGATGACCGTCCCGTTCGCGGAAGCCCTGTTCCCCGCCGGGCAGTGGCCCCCGAAGCCGGGCGACGAATTCCCGGTCACGTTCGACCCGAGCAACACGACCCGCCCGGACTGACCCGGGCCGGTTTCGTCTTCCCATCGCCCATAACCCCTGTTCGGAGTTTCGCAGATGGCGCACGACCGGAACGGTACGCCCCTGAAGGCCGGCGACCGCGTGACGGTGGAACTGATCGTCCGGAGTATCAGCCCGAACGTGGACGCCTGCAACGTCACGCTGGCGACGCCGGAACCGCTTCCGCCGGGAGGCGTGTCGAACTGCTTCACGATTAACACGAAGCAGACGCTTCTTCACACGGCTGCGCCCGCCCCGCAGCCGACTTCCCCGCAGGCCGACGCCGGGTACACGAAGGGTTGACCCGTGGACGACGACGTCAGCCTTCAAATCGACGTGCCGGACTGTGGCGACATGGACGCCCTGTTGTCGCAGCCGGTCATCTACGGGAAGAAGTGGTTCCCGCTGGTCCGGCACGAAGAATGGCTGGCGTCGGCCGTCGAGGACGAGGCGATCCCGTACCCGGCGACCGCCCGCCTCCTGATGGCCGGGTTCCGCGGGATCGACCCGACCGGCGACACTGCCCGCGAACACGCCATGACCATGTACGGGGAACGCGCTCGCACGCTGTTCCCGAACCTCTTCCCCGCATCCGCCGGCCCGCGATACCTGATGGGTATTGAATACGTTCTGCCCCGATTGCGGCTGCTGGCACGACGCTACGGCCGATTGCACGCTTTCCCGGACGCCCGCCCATGACCGCCCACCACGCCGGACAACCCGTTCCCGTCCTGTCCCGCCTTCGGCTGTCCGCCGGGAATACGGCACTTCGCCTGATCGGGCTGCCCGGTCTGGACGGGGTGACGCCCGCCGTCGATCCGGCGGACGACTTCCGCCCGTTCCTGATCGTCCGCGTCGCCAGCATCCGGGCGCTGGTGATGGATGACCTGATTTTGCTTCACGGGGCAATGGCCCGGTGCGGTTTTTCGTGGGCGGTGTCGGACGAAGGGGTTCCCGCCGGGCTGCTGGTCGTCGGGAGGAATAACCGGCTTCTGACCCCGCGGCGTGCCCGATTCCGGGCGCGGGCCGTCGGGGTCGTTTCGTTTCTGGCAAGCTGGCTGCTGCCGCCGGCGATCTTCGCGGCGTTCGCCCTCGCCGCGTGGCTGGTCGTGAGGTCGAAGTGAACACGGTCGGGGTGACGGCGACCCGCCACGGGATGACCGCCGAGCAACTGAAGACGTTCGCCCGGCTGCTGGTCGAACTTGGCGCGGTCGAACTGCATCACGGCGACTGCCTGGGCGGGGACGACGACGCCGATCAGGTGGCGGCGGCCCTGGGGGTGCGGCGGGTATCCCACCCGCCGACGAACCCGGTACTTCGGGCGTACTGCCGGGCGGAAGTCGAACTGCCGCCCGAACCGTACCACGACCGGAACCGGGCGATCGTCCGGGCGTCGTGCCCGCTGATCGGCGTTCCCCGCGAGGCGGCCGAACAAAAGCACGGCGGCACCTGGGGCACGATCGCGTATGCCCGGCAGTGCCGGCGGCCGGTCATCGTCGTCAACCCGTGCGGGGACTTCTACGGTTTTCATACGCACGGCATGTACGCCGGGTTATAACATGAACCGCCCCCGGTGGAGAACCGCCCCCGTGAACCCGCTGGCCCCTGCCTACTTCGTCGCGGCCGTGGCCGCCGCGATCAACCGCCGGGCGGCGGCCGTGGCCGCCTGCCGCCTCGCCGCCGCCGAGAAGCGCGAGCCGCGCGGCCCGAAGCACCCCGACACGCCCCAGACGCACCGGGCGTACTGGAAGCGGGTCGAGAAGCGGCGGCGCGACCGGAAGGCCGCCCGGCTGCAAAAGATCAAGGCACAGAATGGCGCCCGCCCCCGGTAAACCGCCGCGGGACTTCCCGGTATGGCTGTCCGACGCCGACCGGCTAACCCTGCCGACCTGTCCGGAGTCGATCCCGTGGGACATGCTGCGCCCCCTCGCGGCCCGGGTGCGGCGGAACCACAAGGGGCGGGGGCTGGATGACCTGTCCCGGGCCGGCGGGCTGGACCCCGTCGAACTGCTGGCGGTACTCGACGACCGCCCGTTCCCGGTCCGCGAGGCGAAGGCCGACCTGCACGGGCTGAAGCAGCGGGCGGCGGCCGAACTGCTGCGGCGGGTCGTGCGGTTCACGGGCGGGCGGGGGGCGAACGCCGTCGCCCTGCGGCCGGCGCTGGTGTTCGACTGCCCGCTGTGTCACGCCGAAAACGTCCTGCCCGTGCAACCCGTTGCGGCCGTGACGTGCAAATTCTGTTCGACGACCTACGCGGTCGGGGGCGGGGATGGACCGACAGGCGACGACGGACCCGGACGCGGATCGGACGCCGACGCCCCGCCGGGTCAGCACGACGGCCCGCCTGGAACGCGAGGCGACGGCCGCCCGGGTGATGCGGCTGCGGGCCGCGAACGTCCCGCATTCACTCATTGCGGATGAGTTGGGCGTCAGCGTTACGACGGTTCACCGGATCGTGAACGCCGAAGTCCGGAAGCAGCGCGAGGCGGTCGCGCTGGAAAAGCTGGTCAAGCGCCACGAACGCGGCGTCCAGCTTGAAACACTCGACACGCTGATGAACCCGGTGCTGTCGCTGTCGCCGGTCGATCCGGCGAAGCTGACCGCCGCCGGGCTGCAATTCCGCGACTGGCTGGCCGCCGTCGAGGTTTCCCGGAAGGTGAAGGCGGATCACACGGCCCTGTTCGGGCTGGCGGCGCCGGGCGGGGCGGCCGGGGCGCGCGACGTAGACGTCCCGGTTGACTTCCTGACGGAAGCCGCGGAAGCGCGGGCCGTGATGAAGTGGGTAGACGGGTTCAAGTACACGGACCCGGACGTACACGAAATCCTGATCGGCCGCATGGCCGATTCCCGGCTGAAGGCGATCGGTGCCGAGCATGACCAGTTCCCCGACCCCTACGCCGACCCCGCCGCCGACGCCCCGCGGGTCGTCGAGAGTGAAGCCGGCGACGGCGGCGGACCTGGACTTGATCCTGTGGCAGATGCGGCGGGCGAAGTCGGCGGCGCCGGCCCCGCCGAACCAGCCGATGCCGGACCCGGCGAAGCTGGGGTTCCGCGGGGCGGTTGACCTACTCGCCGCTTGTTCGACGACGTTCGGGTTTACCCGCACGTTCTGGCCGGTCATCGAACCCGGGCGGGCGTTCGTTCCCGGCTGGCACGTCGGGAACATTTGTGAACACCTGGATTGGGTCGGCAACGGCGGGTGCCAAAACCTCATTATCAATATCCCGCCGCGGTGTATGAAGTCGCTGCTGGTGTGCGTCTTCTGGTTCTGCAAACAGTGGCTGACCGATCCCGCCTCGCGGTGGATGTACAGTAGCTTCGCGCAGGACTTGGTACAGCGGGACAGTCAGCGGTGCCGGGACGTGATGCGGCACCCGTTGTACCAGCACCTAAGCCCGGTCCGGGTGAAGAACGATCAGGACACGCAGCTACGGTTCACGAACCAGTTTCAGGGGTTCCGGTATGCCGTGACGGTCGCCGGGCAGGGGATGGGCGAGGGGGCGGATTACATCGTCTGTTTGCCGTACAATACCCACGTCGAGACGGACGCGGGGTTACTACCGATCGGTCGCATCGTCGAAGAAAAGCTGCCGGTCCGGATGTTGGCGTTCGACCACGCCACGGGCCGCCCGGCTTACCGGCCGATCGAAGAGTACGAATCGAACCCGGGCAAGCCGGCCGTTACGATTCGCTTCAGCGACGGCCGGGAATTGACGGCGACCGACGAACACCCCGTCTACGTCCGGGGCCGCGGGTACGTCCCGGCGGCCGACCTTCGCCCCGGAGACGAGGTAATCACCCGTGACCCCGAACCAGACTTGTCAGGTGTGCGGGAAGCGATTCTACCGCCAGCCGTCGCACGCTGCCCGGTGCAAAACGGGCGTGTTCTGTTCGCATCGGTGCCACGGCATCGGTCAGACGGGTTCGGCGAACAAGCGGTACGCCGGCGGCCCGGTCGTTCGGGAGTGCCGCACCTGCAAAAAGACGTTCACCGTTCACAGGTCGATTCTGAAACGCGGCCCGCAGGCCGGGTTGTTCTGTTCGCCGCGGTGCCGCGGTGCCACCCTGCGCGGCGTGCTGAACGGCCGATTTGCGACCGTCATGCGGCCGTGCGACTTTTGCACGGCACTTATCACCCGCCCGCCGTGTCGCGTCGGGCGGGCGTTTTGCGACCGGCGGTGTGCGAGTCTGTATCACGCGCAGGCGATGCGCGGGTCGGGGAACCCGCGGTACGTTCACGGGGATTCGGAGTCGCTTTACCCGGCCGAATTCCGGCGGGTGCGCCCGCTGATCCGCGCCCGGGACGGGAACAGGTGCCGGAACTGCGGGGTGACGGAAACCGAGAACGGATCGGCCCTGCCGGTCCATCACGTCAATTACGACAAGGCCGACAACCGGCCGGAAAACCTGATAACCGTCTGCAAGTGGTGTCACGGCCGGATGCACGGCAAGCCCGAGAGTCGGCGGCGGTGGGCACTGCGGTTGTCGTCTCTGTTACGCGCGCCGCAACCCCCGACCGGGTGTACAACGTCCGCGTCGCCGTAGATCACAACTACTTCGCCGGCGGCGTTCTGGTTCACAACTGCGACGACCCGATCAACCCCCGCCGGGCACGGTCGGCCGTCGAACGCGCGAAGGTGATTCACTGGTGGACTTCCACAATGCAGATGCGGGCGAACGACCCCGCGACCTGCCGGAAGGTCATCATTATGCAGCGGCTTCACGAACGCGACCTGACCGGGTATCTGATCGCCGAGCAAACCGGCTGGGAACATCTGGTGTTGCCGATGCGGTACGAACCGCGCCGCTTCTTCCTGCCCGGGTCGGCCGCCCCGTCGGGGCCGATTAAGGGGGGCGACGGCGCGGCAGAAGTCGGCCCGGACCCGGCGCCCGCGCCCGACCCGGTGATCGACTGGTCGGACCCCGCCAGTATCGCCGATGCCGCGGCCCGACTTCGGCAGAGGGTCGCGGAACAGGTCGCCCCCGCGAGGCCGCGCGACGCGATCGTCCCGACCGCCCTGCAACGCCGGCGGCCCGAACTGATGGACGGGTCCGAGAAGTCGGGCCGGGCACAGGAAGGGGATTTACTCTGGCCCCGCCGCCTGCCGGAAGCGGTCGTCGCCAAAGCCGAAGCCGATTTGGGGGTTGACGCCCCCGGGCAGTACCAGCAGCGGCCGAGTGCGGAAGCCGGGGAAATCTTCCTGGGGGAATTCTTCCGCCGGTATACGTCGCTGTGGACGACCGACGACCACGGAAACCAGATACTCGCCGGCGTGCGGCTGACCGGCCCCGGGCCGGATCAGGTCCGGGACTTCGCCGCGGAAACGCTGGTGTGGTTCCAGACGATCGACACCGCCTTGACGGAATCGAAGCGGTCGGCGTTCACGGCCGTCGGTACGTTCTGCGCGACACCGCAATACGACTTGCTCGTTTGGGATATGTTCCGGGCGAAGATGGCCGTTCCGTACCAGTTCCCGGCGATCGAAGAATTGCGGATCGGGCCGTGCGTCTGGAACCGGAAGCTGCGGCAGGTGCAGCCCGTCGGGTCGTGGCCCGCCCGGATGCTGTTCCAGGCGATCGAAAACAAGGCGTCCGGAATCGGGCTGATCCAACAGGCGGCGGCGGAAGGGAAGCCGTTCCACCCGCTGAAGGTGGACGGCGACAAGGTGCAGCGCGCCGGCCCCGTGGCGGTGATGTACCGGAACGG